ACTTTATCAGACTGATAATCCGCTTATGTTTACTCCGGCGGCTGCCATGCCAATTGAGGAGCGTGTGATGATTATCAATGATCTTTTGTCATGGAATGTAGAAAATCCAATGGTAAAAGGTGTAAATCATCCAAAACTAATGGTTCACGAGTCTTGCCAAAACTTAATATACAGCTTAAAGGAATGGACTGGACAAGATGGACAAAAAGGTGCTAGTAAAGATCCAATTGACGCCTTAGGGTATATGGTGGTAATGCAGCCACAATATTTTGGAGGCGAACAATGGGAAAAGCAGATGAAGCAAATGGCTAAATGCGGTTCCTATTAAAAGTTTAATTGTCTATGTATTCAGCTTCTTCAGATCCTTTAGCTATTGCGACAGCCATCCCTGACGTTGGGGATCTGTTGAGTGAGTACAATCGCGCAATGATTAACTCGACGCAGGGTAACCTGACGACGAAGTTTGATGATGTGCGTTTTGCTCGGTGGGCCGGGCAAAGTGATGACGGGAAAAAGCATAGTAATTTGCGTAACGAAGGTGACCCAGCCTGGCCGTTTGAGGGTGCCAGTGACGTTCGCAATCGTTTGATCGACTCTACCTGTAACGAGCTTTCGTCGCTTTTGGTAACTGCCTTTGAGCGTGCAACCATTCGCACGAGTGGCATCGACATGAACGATATGACGATCAGCGGAATTGCCACGACACTTTTGCACTGGATTCGCGACAGTAAGATGCCGCTAGAGCTTCGCCGAGAAGCCGAGCTTGGGGCGCAGTACGCTTTCCAGTACGGGTGGACAGCTTTTTTTATTGGCTGGAGACAGAACATCAGCAAGCGTGAACAGCCGGTGACGATGAATGAGATTGTTGCTTTGGCGCAGCAGTCACAGAGCCCGACGCTGATGCAATTGCCGGACTTGATCATGCAACAGTCTGACGAGGCTGCTGCTATTCTTGAAGCTACAGTGCCGGGACTTACGGCCACCGACGCAAAGCGGATGGTTAAAGAGCTGGCTGAAACAGGAGTAACCTCCAGAGATGAAGAGTATGTTAGCAAAAACCTACCTGAGATTATTGCTCTTAAGCCTTGGGATGAAGTTCTTGTTCCGCCTGAGACGGCAGACTTACAACGATCCCGTGTAATTTTTCGACGGACGTGGATGTCTGAAGTGGAGATTCGCGAGAAGATCACCACAGAAGGCTGGAACAAAGACTGGGTGGAGCTGGCTGTGCAGATGGCTGGCAAGAGTAGCACGATGTACAACACGAACATCCTGCCCAGCACTGAGCTTCTTGTATACAACGGGCTCAACTACCAGAACATGATTGAGGTGGTGTACTGCTACACCAAGAGTTTGGATGGCAAGGCTCCGTGTATTTACTACACGGTTATCTGTCCGCAGGCGGCAGTCGATCATCGTAAGGAACAAATCTCGTATGCTATCCATGAAAGACTCGATTACGCGCACGGAGAGTATCCGTTTGTGGAGTTCCGTCGTGAGTGCATTCGCCGCGCTATTACTGATACTCGCGGTGTCCCTGAGCTTGCTCACACGGATCAGGATGAAATCAAGGCGCAACACGATTCCATCCGGGATCATACTGCCTTCTCGACTCTTCCTCCCATTAAAGTCGTCAAACGGATTGGTGCCATCAATCGAGTTGGCCCAGGGGTACAGTTACCTGTCGTAAATCCATCAGACTACACGTTCATGGATCCGCCCGCTCGCGAGCCGGGTGTGGCGTTTAACTTGATCCAGCGTGTTGAAGCTAGTCACGCAGCTTACTTTGGCACGGTTAATCCTGGCGTTGATCCACGCAAGACACAGCTTAGTCAGCAGATGCTGGTAAACACTTGGCTGCTTACTTGGCGTACAATCTTCCGGCAGATGTTTAGTCTGTGCTGCCAGTACATGTCACCTGCCGAGATACAGCGTATCACTGGTGGTCAACTGCCGCAAAATTTGTCTGAAATTCACAACGAGTTTGATTTGACGGTCAAATTTGACGTGATGGACCTCGATAAAGAGTACATCGCACAGAAGATTGATTTCCTTACCAAGGTTGCACAACTCGACACTGGCGGAGTCTTAAACAGGAACAAGCTCACCGAGATGATGATTCAGGCTATTGCTCCAGAGGTGGCAAAAGACTTGATCCTCAATCCTCAGGATGCCAGCAGGCAGATGTTCAAGGATGTGCAGTCAGACATTGGCATGATGCTGCTCGGCAACGAGGCCCTTTACCAAGAGAACGACCCGGCTGCACAGACCAAGCTGCAATACGCGCAACAGGTCTTGCAGGCTAACCCGAAAGCGCAGACTGCACTTCAGCAGGATGAGAATTTCCGGGCGCTCTTTGAGAACTATGTTAAGAGCCTTCAGATGTCTGTTATGCAACAGCAAAATGCGCAGATTGGCCGAATTGGCGTAACTCCTGTGGCGCAGCAGGCACAGCAGGCACAACAGTAATATGACGGAAGATCAAAAGAACGCCTTTGGATTTTCAGGGAAAAACCTTGTTTGGTCAGAAATATGTAAGGTTCTTGAACAGCTACAAGAGCAACACTGGATGGTTGCTATAAGTAAAGACTGCAAAGGAGAAGATAGAACACATGCGGCAGGACAGGCTGATGGGATTAATTTAGTTTTGAGCACACTTATTGAATTAAGAAAACAAGCTAGACAATTAAATGGCTTGACTCCTGAAAAAGATTTGGCATAACGCCACTAACGGGCCTTCCAGCGTTACTGGATTGAATTAAAAAGGGCTTGCTACCGATATAGCATGAATAACACAAATACACAGCCTGACGCCGGGAGTCAGGAGGCAGACAGTACACCCGTTGCAAATAACCTCGGAAAGATTGACGAATACAGCCTAGCTGATTTTGTTAAATCTAATTTCCTAAACGAGGAGGAGGCGGCTCCAGCCAAAGAGGAGCAGCAGGCGGAACCTGAGGTCGAGACGGAAGAGACAGCGGAAGCTGAACCTGAAGTCGAAGCTCAAGCGGAAGCCGATCAGTCCACCGATGAAGAAGGTGAGCCTGAAGAGAGTTCTTTGAGCCGAGGCGTACAGAAGCGTATCAACAAGTTAGTTGCTGCGAAGAAGGCCGCTCAGGCGCAACTTGAAGAAAGAGAAGCCAGATTAGCGCAAATGGAGCGTGAGTTGCAGGCATTAAAGTCTGTTCCACAAACCAGTGCGCCAACCGTATCTGACGCTGTAGAGGCACTTGGTTCCGTCGAGGAAGTAAATGCCGAACTTCAGCGAGCATTATATGTGTTGGATTGGTGCGAAGATAATCCAGATGGCGGTGTAATTACTGATCCGCAAGGTAATCAGATTGAATTAGACAACCATCAGGTTCGCGACATGCGAAAGCTGGCTAGACGTAGAAAGGAAATTGAACTGCCGGCCAGGCTTCAATATTTGAACCAAAAGTCTCAAATAGAGCCAGTGCTAGCAGCCAAACATCCTTGGATGCGTAAGCCGGAAAGCGAAGAATACAGGGTCGCCCAGCAAGTGCTGCGTGATTTCCCTGAAGTAAAGCGCCGCCCGGATCATATGCATCTGGTTGCCGCATTGATTGAAGGGCTAAAGGTTTTTGCAGAACGAGATTCTGGAAAGGCTAAAGCCGCACCAATCAAACGAGCGCCAGCACAGCCAAGCGTCAAAGCTCCTCCTAAAGTTGATAAAGATGACTCTTCTCGCGCACAGAAGTCCTTCCTTAAGGATCCTTCAAGCAGAGATGGATTGAGTGACCTAGTAAAAGCAATGGGGTTTGTGTAAGCCCCTTCAATTCAACAACCCAACTCAACTTATTTAGTATTATGGCACTTCTAACTGAACCTAATCTTAGCGGTCGCGGTAAACGCGAAGACCTGATGGACATGATTGCGCTTGTCGATGCAAAAGACACGCCGTTCACGTCGATGGCCCGTAAGGGCAGCAAGCCCGGAAACATGTTTTTCCGCTGGCAGGCAGACAGCAATCCTGCTCCCCAAGTGGGCGGCACGGTTGACGGCACGGACGTTAGCTCGTACACCAACTGGGACGTGGGCTATCGCGCCGAGCTGGCCAACTACGCTCAGGTATTCCGTATGCCTGCTGTGCGTGTGTCCAAGCTGTCTACTGACATTGCTCAGGTGGCAGGCGTGCGCGACGAACTGGCGTATAACGTCAGCAAGTCCATCCTTCAGTGCAAGCGTTCGATTGAGACGACTCTCTGCTCGAACCAGACTGCACAGCAGGACAACGGCTCCGTTCCTTACCTTACGGCTGGGATCCAGACTTGGATCAGCACCGCAGGAACCGGGACGCCTACCGTTGGCGACATTCCTTCACAGTTCCGCACTCCTTCCGACTCAATCCTCACTGGTGCATCCAGCGGGTTGACTGACACGGCAGTGCAGGGCTTGCTCAAGAGCATCTACAACCAGACTGGCCAGTACCGCTCGTTCGATGCCATCGTTGGCACCGACCTCAAGCGTGCGTTCACCAGCCTGCTTGGCACGACTCAGTTGACCACGACCTCCACCAGTGGAGTTCTGGCTGCTGGCGCAACCAAGGTGCAGACCTTCCAGCGTGACGCTGCTGCTGAAACCTACATCCAATCCGTGGACGTGTTCCAAGGTGACTTCGGTACGGTTAAGCTGCACCCCACGGTGTTCCTCGGCACGATCAGCTCCGGCACATGGACGGTTACCCCGTACAAGGGCCTTGTCCTGAACATGGACTTGATCGAAGTCCGCTACGGCGGAAACGTAGCCGCTGTGCAATCGCTGCCTGACTTCGGTGGCGGCCCTGCTCGCGTTGTAGAAGCCGTCTGCGGTCTTGTTGTCGGGAACCCATTGGGTCTTGGCAAGTTCGACTTCAGCTCGTAGGCTTAGTATATGTGACCGTTCCCGCAGTATACTAGGACGGATCGAACGCCGGAAGCCCGCTAGGCGTGACACTCTGGAGAGACAGAGACACTTTTGCGACACCTGCCATTCTGTGTAACGGAATGCATGGTCTGGGAGTTCCCGGACGACGAGTGGTGTGACTGCTCGGAGAGTGAGAGCACCGTTTTATGCTTAACATTGATCCTAGCCTAGCAGTGCAGATGGAAGCTGAGTTTCGACGCGGCTGGCAAATGAACCGTGTAAACGCTGAAATTGAGTCAAAGCAAGCAGCTAAATACACCAAGATGCGCCACAAATCGATTGAAGGACTTGGGCAAAAGGTAGCCAATATTCCGGGCCACGCTTATCATTTTTGGGGGCAAAAACTGGGCTATCAGTGCTGGGACGACAAGCAGTTTATGAAAGAGTTTTTGCGCGACAATGATCAGTGCAAAGTTAATTCTGGCGGCGTAAAAGAAATTAGTGTAGGCTGGGTTCCATCCACTAACGTAAGATCCCGCACCGTTTACGCATGAAGACAGTCCCATTTAGCGATATCCTTGCAGAAGTCTGTCAGCTTATCGGGCTAGACACTTTTACGCTAAATGCTCAAAGTTTTGGAGCTATTCGCGACTTCACGTCACGTCGCATTGGAACAATTTGGGATCGCGAAGAATGGCCGGACACCAACAGATTTTTGCGCACGTTTCCGGGCAACCCAATTCAATCCGCACAGCTTCTTGATCTGCCAACACTAACGATAGAGTACGGGGATGCTCTTACCACGGAAAACAATATTGACTTGTGGGTGCAGACATCAGCAAACACTCAAGAGTTAGAGCTTACATTAGATCATGATTTTCCAAGAGTTTATGTTGAAGACTTTGCAGATGACGCTTACCGTCTTGGAACAATAGCATCTACAGCAATTAGTTTTGAGAATCCGTTTTACTACAATTTTAATGGGCAACTTGAAAGCGTGGCAGACATTAAATCAATGTCTCGTTACAACGCTGTGCCAGACGAGATAGGAAATTATATTTATAATTTTGTTATTTTGGTGCCATACGGATCTGTTGTAAATTTTCCAACTTATCAAGGCCCAAACGGCAAACTTACAACTACAGTTGTTTTTGAGAAGAATCCTAAACGAATTGTTGAGCTTCAAACAGGATCACTGCAAGGCTTGGCTGCGTGGAACGTAGATCCTAGAATTACCACTCGATCTGTGCCTGTGGATTTTATGGTGGAGGATTTAACTAATCCTCAAAAAAATGAAGTTACCTATTTAAACTTTTTACAAAACGGAGAAAAGTTTATTCAGTATCGACTCAATGCTCCCAGATTGTTTGGATCTTTATTTTTTCCAGTAGAGTTTCCAATGACACAATACAGTTCTGGAGCGCAAGTTTACTACAATCCATTACAGGGCACTCAAAGTTACAATAATAATTTTGAGACTACAAAAGGATCTCGTGGAGATTTTTGGAACTGCATCACAGATTTTACGAATTACCAAAGGCCGTCTTATTCAAGCACTGTTTGGGAACAAGTAGAAATTCCTTACCGTTTTAAAGATTACTTGGTTAATGGAGTTGGTGCTGATTTCTTAAGGTCAGAAGGCCGTGCAGACGAAGCAACAGCACTAGATCAATTGGCAGAAATGGCTGTTCAACAGCAGATTGATGTGTTGATTAGACAGCAAGGCCAGAATCAAAAGCTGAACATGGCTTACACCTACTAGTATGATTGGCAAATTTCTTACACGAAGAAACGGAACTGAAGCCGCGCCAGGAGTGAAGGTAGTTGCTCGCATTGGAGTAAAAGGCAATAAACACACTTTTAGATTTCGTAAACAAGCGTACAATCCAGCTCCTGTATTAGAAGATCGAATATTGACTGAAACAGGAGACTATCTTAACAACGAAGCAAGCGAACGCATCACCACTGGTTAATTATGGGTATCAGAATTACAGACTTACCAGCAGCCTCAACGGTTGGCTTAACAGACACACTTGTACTTGTTCAAGATGGCGACACTAAAAAGTGTGAAGTCTCGCAGGTTAAAACACTCGACGCATCAGAGATTGTCAGCGGCACTCTTGGTGTAGCTAGGCTGCCTGTTGTTCCAGTTTCGCTTGGTGGGACAGGATCAGTGGACGCTACATCTGCGGTTGCCGCGCTTGGCGCACAGCCTGCGCTTACTTCGAGCGCCCCAGCTTCGATTGTGCAGGGTGGCACAGGAGCTACTACAGCAGTGGCTGCACTGGATGCACTTGGCGGGATTACCTCTGCTGTGGTGCCGTCGCTAGTGACTGCTCAGTTGTCTGCGTATGCCCTAACAAGTCAACTTGCACCATTTCAGAATAGCGATCAAGTTCAAGCACTCACGACCGCACAACTAAGCGCAATCACATTTAGTGCAGGCACGGGTCTTGTGGGAGGTGGCACGCTTGTTGCCAATAGAACTTTTGCACTTCAGACAAGCGGCGTATCGGCTGGTACGTTTGGCAGCTCGACACAAATTCCTGTTTTGACGGTTGACGATAAAGGGCGAGTAACATCAATTGCAAATGTCACTCCGCTTCCCGGCAACAACGCCAGCGATTTAACTGTTGGCACACTTGATCCAAACAGACTTGCTACTACCTCAGTGGTTGCTGGAACTTATGGATCAGATGTTTTTGTTGGGCAATTTATTGTAGACTCTAAAGGTAGGATTACTAACGCTACAAATATTCCAATTTCTGGCAGTGCTGGCGGCACAGTTGTTTCTGTCGGAGCAACGTCTAGCACGCTGGCTATCTCAAGCAGCCCTGTAATTTATTCTGGCGCACTGCAACTTGAGTTGTCTACGACTGGCGTTGCTGCAATCACAGCAGG